GGATACTGGAATAGACACCTTTAGTGGAATGCAAAAGGTAGAGGGCTCAACTGGAGGATATGTAACTCCCAATGCAATTATGCCTAAATATTTTGCTAATGGCGGAATAGCTCAGGGAACAGATACTGTTCCAGCTATGCTTACTCCAGGAGAATTTGTTGTTAAGAAGTTTGCTGTAGATAATTTTGGGGTAGATAACCTAAGAGCAATTAATAGTGGTGCAACCCTAGGTACAAATAACTCTAGCGTTGGAATGTCTAGCAATAGTAGTGTTGGAGTATCGACTACAAACTACGACGGTTCAGTGTATAATTATAGTGTTAATGTTAATGTCAAGTCAGATGCAAACCCTGACCAAATTGCACAAGCTGTAATGATGAAGATTAACCAGACTAACGGACAACGTATTAGAGGAAATAGATTAAATGGCTAGTAATTCCTATATAACTAACAGGAAAAAGTTTCACAGACCACAAGCAATGCTTTGGTCAGAAAATCCTGGAACCCTAACTAATGGAATTTATATTCCAGATGGCTACGAGATAGGAACTAACCAGGATTCGATATCTGACTTATCATTAGCAGATCAATTTATTGTATTATCAGATCATAATAGAGGTCCAATGGACTTTAAGCCAACGAGAATTGAACGTAAAGAGCGTATGATTAATGGCCGTATGCGTTCATATCATATTGCAGATAAGCTAACCCTATCAGTTTCCTGGACCAATCTTCCATCTAGATCATATTCTACATTCCCAGATTTCGATCCAACTACTGGAAAGTCTGCTATGGCTGGCGTATATGGTAGAACCACTGGAGCAGACCAAGAGTATACTGTTGATGGTGGTGCTGGTGGTATAGACTTAATTAACTGGTATGAAAATCATGAAGGATCATTTTGGGTCTATCTCGCATATGATAGATTTGATAATTTTCAGGGACAATCAGATCAATATAATAGATTAACCCAATACAATCAAATAGTAGAGATGTTTATATCTGATATTAGTTATACCGTAGAGACACGTAGTAATAATCAAGGAGACCTCTGGAATATCAGCGTTAGCCTGGAAGAGGCTTAAAATGTTTAATGATCCAGAACTTAATTCTCATTTAGAGAATGCTTCAACTATTAAATCACAGTCTGCAATCTTTGCAGAGTGGAACATGAACTTTGCAGATAATATAGATAGTATTGGTAATTACCGCTATCGTAAATTTGCTGGCACTGGATCTCTATACTCTACATTACCAAACTCATTTGATAAATATGATCAGGGTAATTTTTATACTGGTGCTACAGATGCAGACATAGTTATTGACGGTGGAATAGATACTACCATAGACCAGCCAATACTCTTTACTGCTAAAAAAGATAAAGAAAAACTTTTATTCTCTTTGGAGGATTGCTTCACAAGGTTTAGACCTAGATCGGGAATAAACAAAATTCGTTATGGAATAACAAAATATCTGCACTACAGCAACTCGCAGATGTTTAATCGTCCAAGATATTATATGGCAGATAAAAATGACCTTTTTAAATATTGGACATCATTTAGAACTGAGTCTGGAATAGATTACGGAATTGCTAATAGACTAGTTAATAATCGTAACTATATAGATGATGCTGTGCCATATGTAGTATATAAGAATCAAATTCCAGTAAATAGAATTGTTACTAAATTACAGACAAACGTCGGAAATGTAGATCTTGGTCCATTTTCTAATTCTTTTGGTACATCCTCAGATCCTTTCTATGGAGAAAATAATAAGACAACCCCAGTAGTCTGGAAGATACAATATCTTGATTCAAAAAATAACTGGATTGATGCCATTAAGTTTGATGAGTATAGTAAGCGTTTCGATGGCTCTGCTATTATAGGATCAGATGGTTATGTAGAGATATCCTATGGACTTATTATTCCAAATGACTTTAAAGATATTTTTGTATATGATGGTCAATATACCTCTCAGTCACTATTACCAACATCAAATACAAATGGCCAGGCATACCTAGTTAAGCAAAATGAATCAGAGCCTGGAACATACTACGTCTGGATTGACAACTCATATAAAAGCTTTAGTCCAAAATACGGCTGGCATTTAGAAGATGTTAAGACTACCCAAACAACTAGCGTAGTTACAGATACCGTAAAACATAAAATGCATATAAATCCAAGTGATGGATCTATTCAGCTAGAAGAATTTACATATATCAACGGCATCAGGCTTGTTGTAGATACAATGAATAAGTCTGGATCTACATTAGACCTAATAGAATTATCTCCTAGACTCGTTGTAGATCTTTCAGATAAGACTAAAAGCTTTTCTATTAAAAAACCAGCTTCAGACCTAGGTATTGATGGACTACCAGTTGGACAACTTCTAGCTGCTACTGGATCCCTAGATATATTTGATTACGATCAGGCTTTTAATACTGAAAACCCTAATAGTATAATTGCAAAATATCTTAATAGACATATGCAAATTAAGTTCTATGAAGTAGTAGTAGATGTTCCAGTTATAAACACTATAACTGGCAAAGAGCAATCAATTAATCATTATGTTCCAATCAAGACCATGTACTCCGAGGGATTCCCATCAATAAGCAATAAGGATCAGTCAGTTACTATGGAACTAAGGGATCTATACTTTTATTTAGAGTCTATTACTGCCCCAGAAATATTAATTGAAGATGTTTCCCTTTCTTATGCTATATCTTTGCTACTAGACTCAGTAGGGTTTTCAAACTATGAATTTAAACGCTTACCCTCAGAGCTAGATCCAATAATTCCATTTTTCTTCATCGGTCCAAAACAAACTGTTGCTCAAGTACTTCAGTCTCTAGCAATATCAACACAAACAGCAATGTTCTTTGACGAAGTGAATAACCTTATCTTAATGACTAAGGGATACATGATGCCTGCAGTTACAGATAGAACAACAGATTTAACTCTTTATGGGTCACAAGATAGTGAATCTTCTGGGGTAGTTAAGAATAAAAGAACTAATAAGACTATTGCAAATATAGTGGAGATAGCTTCTCAAAATAATACCGTCTATAACGATGGTAAAATTTCTTATACAACTAGATATATTCAAAAAAGTTATGGATCAATTAAGCAAGCTTATTTACTAGATAAAGAAAAGCGATGGATATATAAGCCTGCTATGCTTTGGGAAGTATCTGGATCTGGAAACACTAAGTCAGTTAATGATGAGGCCTCGACACAGGGCAAATATAGTCTAGCGGCAATACCATTAAATACAACATTAACCTCAGATCTTCCATCAGTAGTTAATGGAGACATCATTAATAACATAATAGATCTAGGTGAGGCTGTCTATTGGATGCCAAGATATACTGGATACTTTTATGCAAATGGTGAAGTTATTAAATATGATGCTGTAGAGTATAATGTTGCATCAGTTGGTAACATTTGGATATCTAGTATTCAAGATTATCAAAAGTATTTTTCTCAAATATCTTTTAATGGAAAAATTTATCCAACTGGCCGTGTCAGAATATATTCTGAGCCAAATTATGATGTTGTGAACGAAATAACTACCCTAAGATCTGGGGCAGTTGCTAAACATGGTAGAGGTCAGTTTGGAACAAGTATTGTTGCTCATACTGCTGGAATAGATAGTTATTGGACTAATAATGATAATGTTCGTGGTTGTTCGATGGCCTCAAAGTACTTGCGTGATCCAGCATTGTTATATACAGACGCAGTTACAACTATTTCTGGTAAAGCTGGAATCAATAATGTTTTGGCTACTAAAACTTCTAGAAACGGAATTATCAAAAACTTTCTAAGTCAAGGTTATGCACAAGAAACTGATATTGTTACATTGAGTAAGGTCAGTGGACAAACAGTTCAAGCATCCTCTTTCATAATGGAGGGGCCAGATTTTTCAGCAACAGATTCTCCACAGGATTTTCTATCCTATGTTTATAAGCCACTAGCTACCACTACTATAGATTCAGTAACTGGAAAAGTTTCTACAACTGGTACAGCATTCAAGCACTTTGGCACAAGAATGAGGGTAGTTGGTAAGATTCAGAATAATGATAAGAGTATCCAGGCTGCCACTGGTGCAGATACATACTATACTGTAGTACAAAAAGATACAGATGCAAATATCACTATTTCTGGCGGTGGTGGTGGTCTTGCTATAATGGTCAATCCAAATACCAATGAGGGATATTATCTAGAAATAACTGCACTGTCTGAAGACAATACTCAGCAATATGTTGATTCAACTATGATAAAGAACGTAGTATTCTATAAGTTGCAGAGAAATTCTACTGCTGGCACTGATGATGCTCAAGCAATCCCAGTATTTTTAAATACCGTAGGAACAAAGGATATATGGCCAGGAGGACTAGCAACTATTCAGGTAGATAGTGGAACATTTGTCGGACAGTCAAGAGTGGCAGATGAGTCTAAGAACACGGTATATGATATTGCAGTAGAATATCAGGATATTGGCTCAGTTAGAAGATTCTTTATATATCTAAATAATACTCAAATTGCTACTTTGGAAGATACATCACCACTTCCGATATACAATAACATGGCCATGTTTGTTCGTGGATCATCAAAGTGTATGTTTGAAAACCTATATGCTCTATCTAATAATTATTCAGATAATAGTTCTTTTGGAACAGACCTAGTTGCTAACTCAATATTCGGAGACGATAAAATTACTGCCAATGAGTCATTTAGAAAGTATGCAATTAGCGGTATGGTTCAGTCTACGTACCTATCTGGAATTAGTGCTGCAGAGCCACCAAAGCACAATATATATTATGAGGAATTTGGAACGGTAATGCGAGAAGCATCATACTTTAACATTAAATATGATAAAGCTTATCCAGCCCTATACTCAAAGATAGCTCCTACATTTAATAATATTCGTGGATATACGGTATCTGGTTTCTATGGTGGATCATATGGTGCAGAATTCTTGATATTTAATAATACAGATATGACGCTTACGCTAGATGAAACAAGTGGTAATTATCTAAGAATTTTAGGTATTACTTTTACTCAGGGATCTCAGTCGGACCTGACGGTAGATGAATTCTACTCTAAAAAGAGCGACTTCTCTAATCCTCAAATAGCTAATAGTACCATTATAGATTCACCACTAGTAGCAAAGAAAGACTACTACGACATTAAGACCAGCAGATTGATGTATGGTAAAAATGAATTCAACTTAGATGCTACTTACATACAGAGTAAAGATGCTGCAACCGAGATGATGTCTTGGATATTATCTAAGATAGCTAAGCCAAGACTATCTGTTGGCGTAAAAATATTTACTAACCCTACTATTCAGTTGGGCGATATTGTAAATATTGATTATACTAAGGATGGCATAAATCAAATTGCTGACTCAGCAACTAGATTTATAGTTTATAATATAGAGTATCAAAAATCCAGTGGAGGTCCAGATATGACTATTTACTTAAGTGAGGTAGTGTAATATGCCAACTGCAGATTCACAAGCAGCAGCCGCTGCAGCAAAATCTAAAGCTACAACTGCTGTACTTGGAACAAATAAGGGTACGGCCCCAGTTCTTACTCCACCAAAGACAGTAGTAGATCCATCTGCAGCAAGGTATGCAGCCCTGCAAGCCGCAGCTAAATCTAAGCCAGGTGCTGCTGCAGCTATTGCTAAGGCTCAAACAGAACAGGCAAAAGCATCTATTCCACATGGTATGGCGAATACTTTAAACAATTTTGAAGCCCAAAAGCAACCACCACCAAAAACCAATCCAAAGGTTATTCCCAAAGTTATTCCTAATACAGTTCCAGGGTCATTTATGAATACTCCTGGATACAATTCTGGTAATACCCCAGTCACACCAACACCAATCACTATACCAAGACAAGATTTTTCAGTTGGTGGTGGAGATACGGGGTCTGGCGGCGGCGGTAGTGCAGCAATACCAACTACAGCAGTTAAGGTAGCTACCCCAGATATAATTCTTGTAGACCAAGAGTCATTGCCTGTAGATCTAATGACTAACCTGATATTCGAAGACATCGGCGGTCAAGAACTTCTTAGCCTATCAAGACATGATCTAATTACTGGTAGTGGTCTCGAGTATCAGCCAATAACTAACTTAAATGATATTGCTATTCAGTATAATTCTCAAAACATTATACCTATGCCAGACTCTTCTAGCTCCTATCTGGCAAACTTTCCAATCAGTCTAGATTCTTATATCATAGAGCAGTTTTCAAATATAGATTCTAGCCACATAAAAATTAATTCTTCTAGAGAGTTAGAAATTCTTTTAGAAAACTTAAAGTTCGGGGAACAGATTGAGGTAGAGGTTTTATCCTCTATATCTATATATAATAGTACAAAACGCTTTTAATGGTACAATGTACTAGGAGATAATTAATGATTACAAATACAGGTAGAAATATTCTTGCCAAATATCTAATTGGTCAGGCACCAGCCTATGCATCACATATTGCTATTGGGTGTGGACCAAAGCCACTAGCGTCAGACTTTAATTTTGCTACTGGGGGAAATGCAGTAAACTATTCTAATAGAGAAGTTCTAGATTTTGAAATGTTTAGGGTGCCAATTATTTCTCGTGGCTATGTAAATGAAGACGGAATCCCTAAATTAGTTTTTACAGCTGAATTACCAACTACAGAACGATATGAAATATCTGAAATGGGTGTATTCTCATCTGGATCAAATCCATCTGCTGGCACTTCAGGCAGCAAAACACTGTTCACCTTCTCAGATTCTGAAAATTGGATGTACCATAGCTCTTCTGCATCTGTACAGATTCCAGTTATTACTGAATCGCTTGGAACGGTAGACCATCCATCAGTTATTACACAGACATCTCCAGTATTTTCTAGCAATGCCGATAATAAAAGTATGCAGGTAGATGCTAGAATTGCCAGATATGAACAGCCTAGATTTTTTAATAAAGCTATTTTTATGGCAGGAAATGATGCAAATCTTTTAAAACAGGCGACCATCACTGGAGCAACAAAAGACGGAACAAATGCAACATACACAACTGCAGTGCCCCACACATTAAAGGTGGGCGATACTGTGACCGTGAGCGGAATAACTCCTTCTGGATATAACAAGACGAATGTTCCAGTAGTTACCGTAGGATCGGACAATACCTTTACTCTAGCTAATACTACTAGTGCTACCTATAGTTCAGGTGGAATAGTTACAACTAGCCACATGATTGTTGGATCTGGATCACACCATATTCACCTAACTGGAACTAAAGTTAATTTAAGTCAAAATCTTCCAAAAGATAAATTGAAGATAGCCTTTTCAGTAATAAATAAGGATGGTACCGTAACCGATATTCATCCATCAAAGGTCAGAA